TATCAGACACAATTTGAGAAGAGTTTCTTGGAACCTCTCAAAAACGTGCTACAATGTATTGGTTGGACCCACGAGAAAACCATTACCATTGGGAGTTTCTTTGAATGAGCAAAAAAATCTTTGTGGTTACCTGGACCAACAATATTGTTGGGCAAGTAGAACCAGAGGACATAAAGTGCTTTGAGGACTACAAAACTGCTATTGGGTTTTCTAAACTCATGAAGCAGAAATATAATTATGTAAACTTTTACGAGGAGAATGTAAATCAATGGGATTCCTAGACACAGTAATCAAGGATAGTGGCAATGAGTTTGCTGGTTTGGTTAGTGATGGGGTTGCTGCAGGCGACATTACTGACTATGTTGATACTGGCAGTTATATTTTTAACGCCTTGGTTAGTGGTTCTCTGTTTGGAGGTCTTCCTTCAAACAAAGTCACCGCTCTTGCAGGAGAATCAAGCACTGGAAAAACTTTTTTTGCTCTTAGTGTCGTTCGTAATTTCCTTCGCGATAATCCTACAGGTGGTGTCATTTATTTTGAAACAGAATCCGCCATTTCTCGTGACATGATTGAGTCGCGTGGTATTGATTCCCAACGCATGGTTTTGTTTCCTGTCTCAACTATTGAAGAGTTCAGGACTCAAGCTTGTCGTATCGTTGACAAGTATATGAAAGAACCTAAAGACAAACGTCAACCTATGATGTTTGTGTTAGATTCTCTTGGTATGCTTTCAACTAACAAGGAGATGGAAGACGTTGCTAACGATAAGCAGGTCAGGGACATGACTAAGAGTCAGTTAATCAAGGGTGCCTTTCGTGTGCTTACGCTCAAACTGGGACAGGCACAGGTGCCTATGATTGTTACTAACCATACATATGATGTCATCGGTTCCTATGTTCCTACAAAGGAGATGGGCGGTGGCACTGGTCTCAAGTATGCTGCTTCTACTATCATCTATCTTACTAAGAGTAAGGAACGTGATAGCAAGAAAGAAGTTGTAGGTAACATCATTAAGTGTGAGGCAAAAAAATCTCGTCTAACTGTGGAGGGTTCAAAAGTTGCAACACGTCTATTTTTTGACGAGCGAGGTCTTGACAAATACTACGGCTTATTGGAGTTGGGTACAGAGTACGGGGTATTCGGAAAGAACGGTAATAGGGTCACTATTGGTGAATCTTCCGTTTATCCTTCTGCTGTACTTGCTGATCCCGAGAAGTATTTCACAGAAGAAGTGATGGCAAAGTTAGAAGAAGCAGCACAGCAAGAATTTTCTTATGGCAATTGAGCGTATTGAACAAACTATCTTGCGAAACCTCATACATAATGAGGAATATTACCGCAAGGTAGTTCCGTTTTTAAAAGCAGAATACTACGAGAACTACCATGAGAAGATCATCTTTGAAGAGATTGCTGATTTCGCTTCCAAGTATGATAAAGTTCCTACTAAAGAAGTCCTTACGATTAATCTCCAGAATAGGAACGATCTTACTGACGAGTCGTTTCAAGATTCGGTACAGACAGTATCCTCCCTATCCGATGAATGGGTTGACTACGAATGGTTACTCGACGCCACAGAAAAGTGGTGTAAAGATAGAGCAATCTATCTCGCCCTTATGCAATCGATCAAGATCGCAGACGGAGGCGATAAGAAGATTTCGAGAGATGCGATACCCACCATTCTCCAAGAAGCCTTGGCGGTTTCGTTTGATGAACACATCGGACACGATTACATAGAACAAGCAACTGACAGATATGAGTTTTACCACCGTAAAGAAGAAAAAGTCCCGTTTGATTTGGAAAAGTTTAACTTCATTACGAAAGGTGGGTTATCTAATAAGACTCTCAATGTCGCTCTTGCTGGTACGGGTGTCGGGAAATCTCTATTCATGTGCCACCAGGCTAGTGCCGCTCTCACACAGGGGTACAACGTTCTCTACATTACATGTGAGATGGCAGAGGAGAAGATTGCTGAACGAATTGATGCAAACCTATTGAACGTAAATGTTAAAGACATTGTTGATCTACCAGAAGTTCTCTTCACTAGCAAGGTCACAGAGATCGCTAGAAAAACTCAGGGAAAACTTATTATCAAAGAATACCCTACAGCGTCAGCGCATGCTGGACACTTTGGAGCACTCTTGAGTGATTTGAAACTCAAGAAAGATTTCAAACCCCATATTATTTTTGTTGACTATTTAAACATATGTGCAAGTGTGAGGTACAAAGGTGCGGTTGTTAACTCGTATACCTATGTTAAGGCGATTGCTGAGGAGCTTCGGGGTCTTGCTGTGGAATGTAACGTCCCTATTATTAGTGCTACTCAGACCACTCGTAGTGGTTTTGGCAATAGCGATCCAGATCTTACCGATACTTCTGAGTCTTTTGGTCTTCCTGCCACTGCTGATTTTATGTTTGCCCTTATCTCTACTGAGGAGTTGGAACAACAGGGTCGCATCATGGTCAAACAACTTAAGAACAGATACAACGACCTTGTTACCTCACGAAAATTCATGGTGGGAATTGACAGATCGAAGATGAAGCTGTATGATGTAGCGGAAGATGCTTCCGAAATCAGCATCAACTCAGAGGACACGGGGGAACAATTCTCCCAGTTCGCTGACACACAAAACCGATTATCTAAATTTGCTGAGTGGAATGTATGACTATTAAATTTGAACGTTATGAAGAATTTGTGGCAGCAGTTACTTCAGATTGCTCTACAAACTTTGTTGATTTCGCTGACCGTATTGGTGAGCTTGATCGACAAGGTGCCAATATTGAGAGACTGCTTACTGCTGGTGTTGGAATTAATGCTGAGGGGGGTGAATTTCTTGAGATCGTTAAGAAGATGGTATTCCAAGGAAAACCATGGAACGAGGACAACCGTGAGCATCTTATTATTGAGTTGGGTGATATTCTATGGTATGTCGCTCAGGCAACAATGGCTTTGGATGTCAGCTTTAATGAAGTCATTGAACGTAACGTAAAGAAACTAGAGAAGCGTTATCCTGAGGGTTCATTTGACATTTATTTTTCTGAGAATAGAAAGACAGGAGATCGTTGATATATATTACGCAAGTCTTTTTATACAAATGAACGTAACTATTAAACAACCTGACGGAACTGAAACTACTTTTGATTGTGCTGATGATCAATACATTTTAGACGCAGCAGAAGAAGCAGGTATCGATATGCCATATTCATGTCGTGCTGGTGCCTGCTCTACATGTGCTGGTAAGGTTGTAGAAGGAACAGTAAATCAAGAAGATCAATCGTTCCTAGATGATGATCAGATTGAGGCAGGATTTCTGCTCACTTGTGTATCTTACCCCACAAGTGATGTGGTTATTGAATCGGAAAAAGAAGAAGAACTTTATTGATGTTAACTCTCTGGATTCATACGGTAGCATTCTTCCAAGTGGTTGTGGTAAATTGTATCCAACCAGTTAACTGGCAGTATTGCTACCGTGTTGACCAGTGGTTAGTACCAGAAGTAATTGAAGGATATAAGATATGGTCTGGTAAATCTCATCCATACCAATCAGAAAAAGACTATCTCAAAGACACACCTCCCTCTAAATAGTTAGACGGGAGGTTTTTTCATGGCAGTATTAAGTACAAACTTAACACAAGGAAGGGGACCTTCATTCAATAAGTATGTGAGGGACAATCCTTCGTGGGCAGATTTGGTTTTAAATGTTGAGAATAAAATTACTGCAACTTTCTTTAAAGAAACGAAGAAATCTACTCACGGAGTATTGTCTGAGAAAACAGAGATGACTTTGCTTTCTAATCAGGAAAGCTTGATTGGAAAACTTCGTGTAGCACATGTCAAGGTAGGAACTAAAACAGGATATGTTGCTTTAAAAGAAATCAGAAAACCAACTACCAATGTGATGGATGCTGAAGAAGCAGCAATTAGAGATTTGGAAAAACTGATTGATGAAATAGTATCACAGGTTGGAGCATTTAAAGTATGTACTCCTGTTGGTAACTGGGAAAATATTAATGGATTGGCAAACGTATCTACCAAAGCAAAAGTTACTGGTAGACCTAGAGATTACAAAGCAGACTTTGCTTTGACATCTAATGGAGTTCCTAAAATCTTTATCTCTCACAAGAAAGTAGGTGGTCCAGAAGCATACCAACAATATGGTGGTGTCACTCAGGTAGCAGGAACTCCCAGAAGTCCAAATTTGATCTACATGAATGATGAAGTCCAGTCATTCTTAGCAGAAGCTGGCAACTACATTGAAAACGATAGATTGACTAGACCAGTATACAGATTTGTGGAGAGTGATCTTCTAATTAATCAATCTGTTTATGGTCCTGAATATGGTGGTGCCTTTAGCAATGATAATGTTCAGTGTATTGGTCAGGGCAATCCTATATTCAAACCTATGAAAAACGAGGAAGCATGTTTCTCACTTGATTTCTCATCTCACGTCTCTTGGAATGGTGATCTTACATTCTTCAAGACAAGTAGATATAGAGCAGCATTCGCTGCCACTTACAGAGCTGGTCGTGGATGGAACATGCCAGACGGAACACGCTATAATGGTGCCAGAGCAGGCATCTACCCTATTGCTCTGGTTCAAAACAGAAGTAGGGCACTAGAAATCTGATGGCAAACGTAACACAGCTCAAGCACCTGGAACACCTGGAAGATGAGATGCTCAACTATGGCGTTGAGGGGTGTAAAGCAGCGGTTTCTTTCTTAAAAGAACTTCGCAAAATGCTGGGACAGCAGGAAAGTAGTGGGTTCATGCAAACCAAGTGGGATGGTGCCCCATCTATCATTTGTGGTACGCATCCAGAGACTGGATTGTTTTTTGTCGGAACCAAATCTGTTTTTAATAAGACAGAACCTAAGGTTTGTTACAGTGATGAAACTGTAGATGCTTGGTATGAAGGTGATTTAGCAGAAAAACTAAAATATTCACTTAAGTATTTTAGTGAGTTGAATATTGATGGCGTGGTGCAGGGTGATTTATTATTTACAACTGATCTTAAAAAGGAGAAAGTTAATGGAGAAGAACTCTACACATTTAGACCAAACACAATTACTTATGGCATCCCTGTTGGTCACGATATTGGTAAAAAAGCTGGCAGAGCGAAGATAGGAGTAGTATTTCATACTCATTATACTGGTGATGAACTTGCCACAATGCAAGCTCGTGCTGGTGCCAGAGTAAAAGGATCTAACGACGCTTTGGTAGTACAGAATGACACTCCTATGGATCGTGTTGGATTTTCTCGTACAGAAATGAGTAAATTTGATAGACATGTTTCTAAGATTGAACGCATGTGTCAGGTCTGTGGTCCTTTCTTAGATGAATTGGTTACGAATGTAGGTACTACTGGCGATGCTAAATTTCACATCGCATCTTTTCTAAAGCAGTTCTTTAATAACGAGATCAGGAATGCTCGTAGCATTGCTAATATAGATGAAGCGATGTATGACATGCTAAATTTCTACGAAGAAAAAACTAATAAAGAATTAGCAAAAATTAAGACAGTTGCTAACTTAACTAAGAAAAGAAAACTGGTATACGATAGTCAAAATTATGTTGTAGATAACGTCTATAAATTTAAGGCAATGCTAGCACTGTATAAAGAACTACAGGCAATTAAGCAAATGGTTATAGATAAACTAGACCACCTTGAGGAGTTCAGGACTTATGTCCAGACGGAGAAAGGATATAAGGTCACAACTCCTGAGGGATATGTTCTTCATAAAGACGGTAGCATGATTAAATTTGTTAACCGCTTGGAGTTTGCTTACAATAACTTCACTCTACAGAAGCAATGGCGTTAAATTGTAATACTTGCTACTTTACATTTGGTAGGTTTCAACCACCTACCACAGGACATAAAGAGAACTTTGCTGGTGTAAAAAGAGCAGCAGGTAATCATGACTATCGCATTTATATTTCACAGACTGTAGATAAGAAAGGTAGTAATCCACTGCCACCTGATAGAAAATTATATTATATGAATAAGATGTTCCCAGAGCATAAGGGACATATATTTTCTGGTCCTAAACAACCTGTTGCTATCTTACAAGAATTGATGTTGGCAGGTTATAATGAAGTTGTATTTCTCGTAGGTTCTGACAGAGTTTCTGCCATGCAGTTCCTCCATAAATACAACGGAACTGAGTTTTCATTCAGAAAAATTGATATTCAATCTTCTGGAAGTAGAGACGCTGATGGTGATACCTTTGCCATTTCAGGAACGAAGATGAGAAGAGCAGCATTTGCTGGTGACTTTAAAACATTTCGTTCTGGTATTCCTAGAGCATTAAATGATAATGATTGTCGCGCTCTTATGATGGAGATCGTGGCAAATTTGCCTAAAAATTTTAAATGAAAGATTTTAAGAAACTACGTGAAGAAGCACTGCGTCAGCAGCAAAGACACACTGAAGTGTTTAAAGAAGGTGATGCCGTAATGTCATCACGTACAGGAATTAAAGGACATATCCACAGAGTGGGTGGTAACTACGCAATTGTTATTTCGGAAGAAGGTAATATGTTCAGAGAGTGGATTAAGAATATTAGATCTATAAATAATACGAGAAGAACGTCCCTTTTAAACGATGAAGTATCAGAAGCCAGTTAATAACGTCAATAACAGTGATGAGTTTTCGTCTGGTTTGATGGAAGCTTATGGTAGATGGATGGATGGAGATACCTTCCAGAATACTACTATCAATGAAGGTCCCTACGCTAAGATGCCACCACAATCTCATGGTGCTGAAATTGAGGACACTACTAAAAAAGTAAAGAAAGCAAAAGCAGTCAAGAAAGAAGAGACTGAAGTGCTAGAAAGAGAAGAGTATGAGATTGATGGTGAGACTTATGTCATCGAGAAGGCAAAGGGTCTAGACGGCAAGGCATGTTGGAAAGGTTACAAACTTGCTGGCACCAAGAAGAAGGGTGGCAAGACTGTTGACAACTGTGTTAAGGCAGGTGATGAAGTAACTCATGATGGTGAGGAACTAGCAGAAAAGAAACTTGATCCTGTAAACCACAAGGAACTCAAGGGCAAGCACGCTGACCGTAAAGATAAAGACATCGATAACGATGGTGATGTAGATGGTTCTGACAAGTACCTCCACATGCGTCGTAAGAAAGTCTCTAAGATTATTGGTATGTCAAAGAAAAAATGAAATCATTTAAACAATTTCAAGAGGAGTGTGGTTGCGATAAAAAGGAAAAGAAGGTAAAATCTAAAAAGAAAGGCAACGTTGAAGTGATGCCTTCTATTCCTGATGGTGAGAAAGGTATGACTACAAAACCTACTAATGAATCAAAGAACTATGATGGTCCTTTGTATGCTCCATGGTCTGCTGTTGTAAAAGGCAGAGGATTTGATCCTGTAGAAGAAAGAAAACTTCATCAGGAATCTTTTGAAAGTGGTGTAGCAAAAGCAAGACGTGACTATCGTTCTGGAACACTATTAAATTTTAAACAATTCATGTCTAAATTGACAGATATTTTAGATGAGTGGGAGAAATAAATAGGCTTGCACATCGCGATAAGATCATGCTAGCTTTTTTACTACCACTCGCATCTAAAATTATTTCTGACGCTGTTGCTAAGATCCCTGAAAATGAGGAACTTGGTGAGAAACTTGTTGAAATTTGTTTAGTCATTCTCAAGAAAGCAGTCAAACTAACTAAGACTGATATGGATGATAAACTCCTGGAAGTTGTGGAACAGGCAATTCAGAAACGCGAAGAAGCCTGAGAATATAAATAAATTTTAGGAAAATAGTTTATCAACTGGAGTACGTATCCATGTCCTTGTATAGTCGTGCTGAAAACGAAGCACAATCAATTAAAGTTCTAAACACTACTGAGAAGGCTTCCGTAAAGAAGTACGAATCTGACGGGACGCTTGTAGCACATGATGGTAACAGCAATGCTACCTCTGGCGCTGAAGGTTCTGCGGCAATCGCAGCGAGAGCAATCTTTGTCGATGCTACTGAAGCAGGTCTAGCAGAAAACCAAGAGCGTGGTTTAAACGCTCCTGGTTGGTGGCAGTATACTTCTTATACTGATGCTTCTGGTGAGACTCGCCATAAAGCAGTTCATCTAGCAGCGTTTAAGTCTGCTCCTGCTAACACTTCTGACGCTGACGATTCTCTTGCTGCTGATGTAGCATCTGCAGTAACCATTACTGTTCAACCTGCTAACTCCACATCTTCCTCTGGTGCTGGTACTTTCACCCTCACCACTACAACAACAGGAACACCTGGAGCACTTGTATATCAGTGGCAGCGTCAAACTGCATCTGGTAAGCGTTGGTCCAACATCACTGCTTCTATTGACACTGGTATTACTTATGCAGACTTCACGACAGCAACTCTTGCTTACAGTGGTCTCGCTTCTGACGCTCTGGATGGTACTAAGTTTAGAGTCAAGGTCACCTCTGCGGGTGGTACTGAGGAAGTAATTTCTAATGGTGCCGCAACAGTAACCTTCGGCAGTTGATGAATGAACTTTGATGAATTGACGCCAGACAACTGGCTCTTCTTTGCTATTCAAAATTATAACAACCCGTCGTCTGTCACTTATTCAGATTTTGAGGAAGACTTAAAGAGATTTAAGTACATCAAAAGACTGCTAAAAAGATATGAGACGACGGGTGAACTAAAAACACATCTTATTTTAAATCATGTTATTGTATTGTATAATGTGTTTGGTGATGCAGCAACTCCATTGCTGTTTTATAAAACAGAAGCAACATACTGGAAACAAATTACTGCTTTCATGTTGTTTCTAAATAGATTACCACCTTCCTTTACTGATGCTGACGAAGAATGTCTAAAGAGTCTGAATCTAATTTGAATGAAATGATGGCAGGAGATGGATCTGGTCTCCAGTTACCACCTGCTTTTGTCATGGTAAATCCTAGACAACATCGTAGATATAAAAAAGGTAATCAAGATAAAGTTGATGGGCGTTCAAAAGGTGCCCGCTCCCTCTTTGACCGTATCCAGAAAAGAAAAATGAAAGAACAAGTAGAAACTCAAATTGATGAGGCTATTGTGTCCGACACAGAGAGGGCGCAAAAATCTATCCAACAGGGTAAAAAACTCTCTCGCCAAAAAGATCTTCAATCGAAAAGAAAGGAAGCGAAAGAAAAAATGATGCGTAAGTCCAGTGAAATGGACACGTTGATGAAAGCACGTCTTTCTGATTTTAGAAAGAAAGCAAAGGATCAAGAAAAAAAGGTCCAACAAAAAAATTCTTATGAACCACAAGGTGAAATTATGACTGAAAATCAAGATGTAGTACAAGTTGCTCTCGACGTTGCAACTGCTGAGTTGAATCCACAGGGTGAAGGTTCCTTTGCTAAGGTACAGTTCTCTGATGGTTCTACACAAAACCTAGATAACTTCTCTGCTAAGCGTATTGCTGCTTGCTACGCGCAGTTGGATGATACTCACAAGCAGCAATTCCAATACATGTTGAATAAGGATGCTTCGACTTATCAATCTGCTTTGGATTTCGCGGTAAGGAATGTCTAAGATGGCCTTTGGTCTTGGTAAACTAGCAGTTTTAGAATCAAAACTTGGTATATATGAAGACCTCTCGAAAGAGATGCTTGATAAACTTGAAAGAGCAGTAGGCACAATCTCAGAAAATAGCAATAGAGTTGCCGTTATCTTGGAGCGTCATGAAAACCGTTTGGATGAATCTGAACGTGCTGATCAACTTATCATCAACATGCTTGAGGAGATGAAAGATCGACATGGAAAAGATATAGAAACGGTGCATGACAGAATATCTACCATACAAAAGAAAGTAGATGTAAATGCTAAATTTGTAATTGGTGCTGGTGCTGTGCTTGCGACCCTTGTGGCAGTGTTACAAGTGGTTCCACCTATCATTAAAACATTGACACCACAAGCAACCGCTGGTACACTGTCTACAGTGGTGATGCCCGTTAGTGAGTTTTCTTGAAGTCAAGTATATAAATTTAATATCCCCTCGCTTGACTCTTTTCAGTCGCAAGAAGGCAGACCTGTACAATTTCAGGTGTCCGTACTGTGGTGATTCGCAAAAGAGACGCAATAAAGCGAGGGGATATTTGTTCAAGATTAAGAATGACTTTGTGTACAAATGCCACAATTGTGGCATGGGTAGAACGCTTGCTAACTTTTTAAAGGATCAAGACATACATCTCCATGATCAATATGTCATGGAGAAATTCAAAGAAGGTAGGACTGGAAAGCATACCACCGTACCCAATCCAAAGTTTAATTTCACCACACCAAAATTTGTTAAGAGAGATACAGATTTAGAGAAAATTTCTGACCTAAATATTTCTCACCCAGCACGAGAATATCTTGAGAAGAGAGGAATCAAAGATCTAAATTACTTCTATTATTGTCCCAAGTTTAAGGCTTGGACAAATGAACAAAAGAAGATGTTTGACAATCTCAGACAAGATTCTCCACGCATTATTATTCCATTCCGAGACAAAGAAGGTAACCTGTTTGGATACCAAGGCAGATCGCTCGCCCCTAAGGCAAAACTAAGATACATCACGATCATGCTAGACGAAGAACACCCAAAGATCTTCGGACTGGATAGAATAAAAAACGACAAACCTGTTTATATTGTAGAGGGACCATTTGATGCGACCTTCCTTGAAAACTCTGTTGCTATGGCTGGGTCCGATGCTGATGTTCGGACGTTTGGTTGGAGCAATCATATTTGGATTTTTGATAATGAACCACGCAACAGAGAAATTGTCGCCCGAATCTCCAAAGTCATTGACCGAGGAGATCAGGTAGTTATCTGGCCTAAAAAAATACAACAAAAAGACATAAACGACATGTACCTTGCTGGACATGACGTACAAACACTGGTAGACTCTAATGTCTATCAGGGATTAACTGCAACCCTCAAATTTAACGATTGGAAAAAAGTATGACAAACGGAGTTGGAATTAAAGTACAGAAGCGCAGTGGCGCTGTAGAGGGTCTTAACCTCGATAAGATCCATAAGATGGTTGACGAGGCTTGCGAGGGTCTAGGGAGCGGCGTAAGCGCCTCTCAGGTGGAGATGAACTCTGGTCTCCAGTTCTTCGATGGCATCGAGACAAAGGACATTCAGGAGATCCTAGTACGTTCTGCTAGTGACTTGATTAGTTTGGAGAATCCTAACTATCAATTTGTTGCTGCTCGTTTGCTATTGTTTGGAGTTCGCAAACAAGTCTTTGGTCCTTCGTGGGTTGATGGATATCCTTCTGTCTTTGATCACGCACAACAATGTGTAAACAAAGGCGTTTATGATTCTGAAATCCTAGATAATTACGACGAAGATGAGTGGTCAAAGATTAATTCTTGGATTGATCACGAACGAGATATGCTATTTACATATGCTGGTCTTCGCCAGGTAGTAGATAAGTATTTGGTTCAGGATCGTAGTTGTGGTGAGATGTACGAGACTCCTCAGTACATGTATATGATGATTGCGGCAACTCTCTTCCAAAAATATCCTAAGGAAACAAGACTTGAGTATGTCCGAAAATACTACAACGCCATCAGCAAGCACAAAATCAACATCCCAACCCCCATCATGGCAGGGGTGCGAACACCACTTAGACAATTTGCTAGCTGTGTTCTTGTTGATTCTGATGACACCCTCGATAGCATCTTTAGTTCTGATATGGCTATCGGCAGATATGTTGCACAGAGGGCGGGTATCGGTATCAACGCGGGTCGCATCCGTGGAATCAACTCTAAAATCAGAGGTGGAGAAGTACAGCACACGGGTGTTGTTCCTTTCCTTAAAAAATTTGAATCAACTGTACGATGCTGCACGCAAAATGGGATTAGAGGTGGATCCGCAACCGTCCACTTCCCAATCTGGCACCAAGAAATAGAGGACATTCTTGTTCTCAAAAATAATAAAGGTACGGAGGATAACCGTGTCAGAAAACTTGATTACAGCATCCAAATCTCCAAACTCTTCTATGCAAGATTCATCCAAAATGGAGATATCTCACTATTCAGTCCTCACGATGTCCCAGGTTTGTATGATGCTTTTGGGACTGACGCTTTTGATGATCTCTATACACGTTATGAATCTGATGGATCTATTCCAAAGAAAACTATTGGTGCTCAAGAACTTATTTTAGATCTCTTGAAAGAGAGAGCAGAAACTGGTCGTCTGTACATTATGAACATCGACCATTGTAATGAGCATTCTTCTTTTAAAGACAAAGTTTACATGAGTAATCTTTGTCAGGAGATTACACTGCCCACTAAACCACTACAGCACATTGATGATCCTAATGGTGAAATCGCACTCTGTATTCTCTCTGCTGTTAACGTGGGTAAGGTCTCTAAGAAAGATGAACTTGAAGAAATCTGTGATCTTGCTGTTCGTGGTCTGGAAGAACTGGTAGATTACCAGGAATATCCTGTCGCAGCAGCAGAATTGAGCACCAAGAATCGCCGTTCTCTTGGTATTGGTTATATCGGTTTAGCACATTACCTAGCAAAAAATGGAGAACACTACGATGACCCAGCAGCATGGAAACTCGTCCATGACTTGTCTGAATCTTTCCAATATTACTTGCTCAAGTCAAGCAACCAAATCGCTAAAGAGAAGGGCAAGTGTGGATATTTTGATAGAACCAAGTATGCAGACGGTATCCTCCCAATCGATACTTACAAGCGTGATATCGATGAGTTCTGTGGGAGTGAATTAAATCATGATTGGGAATCTCTTAGGACATCTATCACCACCTATGGATTACGACACAGCACATTGTCCGCACAGATGCCATCGGAAAGCAGTTCCGTTGTGTCAAATGCCACAAACGGAATTGAACCCCCTAGGGCGTACTTGTCCGTTAAAAAATCCAAGAAAGGACCTCTTAAGCAAATTGTTCCACAGTATGGTTCGCTAAAGAACAATTATACTTTGCTATGGGATATGAAAGACAACGATGGTTATATCAAAGTTGTCGCTGCTATGCAGAAGTTCTTTGATCAAGCAATTTCTGGCAACTGGAGTTATAATCCAGAGAACTATGACAACAATGAGGTGCCAGTTTCTGTTATGGCGAATGATTTCCTGACAACATACAAGTATGGATGGAAAACTTCTTATTATCAGAACACCTATGATCAAAAAGGAGAGGAACCACAACTAACAGAAGAGAAAAAAGAATCAATCGAAGACTTACTATCCCAAATTCTAGAGACCGAGGAGGACGACTGTGACAGTTGCAAAATTTAGAGCAAACGGTGAACCCATGCGTACTAAAGTAGAAGGAATGACGGTATTTAATACCGATATCATTGACGGCACAAAACAAAAAATGTTCTTTGGACCCCCTCTTGGGGTTCAACGATATGATAAGTTTAAGTATCCTGTGTTTGATAAACTAACACAGCAACAACTTGGATTCTTTTGGCGTCCAGAAGAAGTATCACTACAGAAAGATCGTGCCGACTATCAGACACTTAATGAAGCACAAAAGCACATCTTCACTAGTAACCTTAAGTACCAGATCCTCCTGGATTCTGTACAAGGGCGTGGTCCTGGGATGGCTTTTATGCCTTACTGTTCACTACCTGAGTTAGAAGGATGTATGAACATCTGGCAGACCATGGAGATGATTCACAGTCGTTCTTATACTCACATCATTAAGAATGTATATGCGGATCCTTCTGAGGTTTTTGATAAGATTCTACAAGACGAGAAGATTTTACAGAGAGCACAGTCAGTAACTCGTGCCTATGATGAGTTTCTACGAGCAGCACAGGAGTGGGGTGCTGGAAGAATGTGGGAACATGCTCTGGATGAAGTTCCTATGGCACAGGGAGAACTATATGAACTCAAGAGAAAATTATATCGAGCAGTCGCTAATGTCTATATCCTTGAGGGAGTTAGATTTTACGTATCGTTTGCTTGTTCGTTTGCTTTTGGTGAACTTAAACTGTTGGAGGGTAGTGCTAAGATTATTGGACTCATCGCTAGAGATGAATCACAACACATGACAGTCACTCAAAACATTTTGAACAAGTGGCGTGATGGTGATGACCCTGACATGGTAAAGATTGCCAAGGAAGAGGAACTTAATGTATACAGTATGTTCAAAGAATGTGTTGAAGAAGAAAAACAGTGGGCAGAATATCTTTTCAAAGATGGTTCTATGATTGGTCTCAATGATAAACTTCTTGCTAAGTATGTTGAGTGGACTGCTAATCGTCGTTTGAGATCTATTGGATTTAAGGCGGTGTTTGACACCCCTATTACTAACAATCCTCTACCATGGACAGAGCACTGGTTATCTTCTAAGGGTATGCAGGTTGCTCCTCAAGAAACAGAAGTAGAATCATACCTTATCGGGAGCATTAAACAAGATGTTGAGAAAGATACGTTCGCTGGTTTCCAACTATGACAGAAAAATCTTTGCCTGGTTGGAAGGTGAAGGCATTACAAGATCCAAACGTAAGCGACAAACAAGCACAGGTGATAATGAAGGGACCACAGTCTCTAAGCGAGGCGTGGTTCCTAGGCGCAATGTACCTCAAGTACCAGACCCATGGGACTAACTAAATAATTGGAGATAACATCATGAACATGTGGAACAAAATGAAGAATATCCGAATCCCTGGACATATTTGGAGTCCCCTTTTAATCGGTGCGATGTTGGGGACCACTACGGTTTTGTTTACAAGATTACCTGTAGCACCACGAACCGTGCCTACATCGGTAGAAAATATTTCTGGCAAAAACGAAAGCCTAGAAGTAATGCTGGTACTACCAGACGGCGAAGAGTTACATCTGAAAGTAACTGGCAGAACTACTACGGAAGTTCTGACGAGCTTAAAGCAGATGTTAAAAAATATGGACGGGACGCTTTTACTAGAGAAATCCTCTCCTTACACGGGACACCTGGAAGGGTCAACTACGAAGAAACCCGTCAACTCTTTCTTCACGACGTTCTGACCAAAGCCCTTGACAACGGTACGCCAGCGTACTACAATAGCAATATCCTCGGAAGGTACTACCGTAAAGACTATTTTGATTATCATGAAAGCGACAACACTAGCACTGACAGCACTGACTCTGACTAGTTCTGCCTGTGCAACTACTTACACTGTTCAACAGGAAGTTACAGAAATTCCTGTTGTTGAATACGATCCATCTTGGAAATGTGAAGATTGTACTCCAGAAGAAAAGTACGTTCTTTCTGAAATTCAAGAACACACCAAGATCTCTGATCGTAATGCCCTTGCTACCATCATGGGCAACATCAAACAGGAATCAAAGTTTATCCCTGACATTTGTGAGGGTGGTGCTAGGGTTTCTTATCACGAGTGTCTTAGTGGTGGTTATGGTTTGATTCAGTGGACCTCTATTGGACGCTATAATGCCCTTGGTTCCTTCTGTAATAAATATGGTTGCGACCCTAGCACACTAGAAGGTCAGACTCGTTTCATGATCAATGAAACAACCTTCCAACGCTATCTTCCTATGTTTGAGGGCAGTGGACAAACTGTCCGTCAGTACATGGTTCCTGCGTACTATTGGTTAGGATGGGGCATCAAAGGAAATCGTGAAATCTACGCTTACGATTACCACAAAAAACTTGCGTGGGGGTGATCCCCACCTCATGACTCAGTAGCTCAGTTGGATAGAGCAACTGCCTTCTAAGCAGTCGGTCGTTGGTTCGAGTCCAACCTGAGTCGCCTTGTCGGCATGGCGGAATTGGTAGACGCGCTAGGTTTAGGTTCTAGTGTCTTTATGACGTGGAGGTTCAAGTCCTCTTGCCGACACTCGGGTGAATAGCTCAGCGGTAGAGCATCTCCTTTACACGGAGGCGGTCGGGGGTTCGATCCCCTCTTCACCCATTCCCTCAAAGAGGTTAAATGCTTAAAAATGTTAACAGCAAGATGCAAGGTATGTCGCAAAGAACTGACAAGCACTAGCAAAGTTCAGTTCTGTGGATGTCCTAATCAGATGAGAGTTGTTGACGATACTATTGGTGCTATTGATTTAGGGCAAGTAGTGTTAATCAATCATGAAAAAAATATTAAATATAACGGAATTCTTACGTCTGATGACCTAAAATATCAGGAGGAACGACGCAAACGTAAAGTACGTCGATTAAACTATGAGGAACGATGATTGATTTAGACAACCGTTATGAAAGTTATCTACACACAAAAAAATGTTTTACTATTGATGGCATTTGTGAACATGTGATAGCGTATGGATGGACCGATAATGGTTCTGACATAGATGGATACTATGTCTTGACAAACAACTATAAATTGAAGTATAATCTTCAAGAACAATGCGTAAGCGTTGAGCAACGTATCGGGGTGTAGCTCAGCTTGGCAGAGCGCCGTCTTTGGGAGGCGGATGCCGTAGGTTCAAATCCTATCACCCCGATTTGGTAACTCACCAACACTTTTACTAACATGCAAATTTTTCTAGACACTGCTAATTATACAGAGATTGCTGATCGTTATGCGACGGGTCTTGTCTCTGGTATTACTACTAATCCCACACTAATTCGTAAATCTGGCGTAGACTACTTTGATTTCATCCGTATGCTTTCAAGAGAATTTTCTTTTGAAAGTATTTCAGCAGAAGTTGATGGAAAAAATGCTGATGAAATGATTACCAATGCACAGCAATACATTGCTATTGGTTCGGAAGTTACCATCAAACTGCCTTTGACTAAAGAAGGTCTTATTGCTTGTAAGATTCTCTCTGAGCAAGGTATAAAGACTAACGTTACTCTTTGTTTCTCTGCTGCTCAAGCAGTTATGACCGCATTGGCAGGTGCCACATACATTTCCCCATTCGTGGGTAGGATGAATGATAATAGTCTCAGTGGTGTGGAACTGGTACGTGCTATTGGTGGTCTGTATGCTGCTCAAAGAGTAGAAACTAAAGTTCTTGCTGCAAGTCTTCGAGATGTACATCATGTATCGCGATGCTTAATGTATGGCGCTGATGTGGTTACTCTACCAACTGCGGTATTTGATAAGATGTATAATCACGTTCTAACCGATGCTGGTCTAGCAATTTTTGACAACGACTTCAAACAAATCTAATGTTTACAATTTTTTCAAAACCTGGGTGTGTCTACTGTGAAAAATTTAAAGCAATTGTTGAACTTGAAGAAGTAAAACATGTTGTTTATGAACTAGACAGGGACTTTACTAAAGAAGAATTTTATTTAAAATTTGGGAAAGATTCTACCTTCCCACAGATTACATTCAACGATGAACATATCGGGGGATGTAGAGAATCCATAGAATACATGCGAGATAAAAATATTTGTTGTAGGGTATGACTGAACTTACTGTAGCAGAGTTTGAAAAAGACTTCGATTCGTATATGGATCGTATTGAAGCAGGTGAATCGTTCTTGATTCGCCAACCAGATGGCAGGGCAGTAGTTGCTGTTCCTGCTGGTGAGTATGAAGCAGCAGCTACTGCTGTTTCTGACGTTGATGAGTTGAGTCAAATGTATTCTGATCATGAAGAGGCATCGTAATGTTAGTTAAAACACTAGAATCTATTGCCAAGAATGAACTCTACATGGGGTACATCTTTGGCATTATGATCTTGGGTGGTTTCATCCGTGAACATAGTGCTCTGGAAGATGTTTATTCTTTAGCAAAGAAATATATCAAGGACCATCGTATCCTTGTTATCATCACCTCACTATTGGGTGGTATTCTACCTATCCCTGGTCGTGTTGCTCTCTCAGCACCACTCCTGGATGCCATAGCACCACAAGATAAGGAGAAACGTTCTGCTTTTGGTGTGATTGATTACCTATCAGTCCACCATTACTATTGGTGGTCGCCGTTGGAGAAGACAGTTGTCCTGCCTATGGCAGTGATGGGTGTTTCTTATTCAACATTCCTTGGATATACTATTATTCCTCTTGCTATCACCTTGGCATACACATGGTGGTATATCTTTACCAAGGTTCCACCTTCGTCTGTTGTTCCTAACCTAGAATATGTACGAGACTTTAACTGGCGTCGTGCTCTTACTGGTTGGGCACCTCTGATTGCTACTGTTATTCTTCTATTGAATACAGGTAAGGCAGGAGCACCATTCTTCTTCCCTTGGTTCCTTGCTATGTCAATCTATTACTCGATTGTATACAAGGACTGGAAGTGGGGCAGGTGGTTAGATGGCAAGTTTGCTATCATTGCTACCCTTGTCCTTGCCCTTGGTGGTGTGGTAGGATTGATCAAGGGTCCAGTCATGGACTATCTCAAGGCAGCAACGCCTGAGATGCTCATCCCTGCCTCTCTGGTCGCTATGGTTGCTGCTTACATCATGGGTTCATCTGGCAAGTATGCTGGTATGACCTCTGCTTTGGTAGCAATCTTTGGACCTAACTATCTGGTGTGGTTCCTTTGTACTGAGTATTCTGGATACCTCATCTCACCTGCCCACAAGTGTCTCATGATTGGACAACAGTATTTCGGTACACCAATTCGGAAATACTACGTTGTCTTATCCCGATTATGTGCTATACTAATCGGGTACGCGGCAATCACTACCTTCATCCTATGAAACCCACTGTTATTTTTGATCAAGGACCGTACCGTTTCGTACAGTGCGGCACCCTAGAAACCAACGGTATGCCAGACTATCGTATTCAAAAGTTTCATGAGTGGAAAAAACGGTACTTTGACATGTACCTACTTGACAACCAAATGCAACTAGACACCTGCCTTGAGGATCCAGAGTATACCAAATGGTTAGACCCTGACCCTGAGGTTGGTGCCTATCGTAAATACAACTGAGGTTATTATGAGCGTAAGATCACAAGTCCAAGCTGCTGAAGAAGCACTACGTCAAGCACTGATTAACGCTCTTGCTGAGGGCGACGAAGATTGTCTGTCTGAACTGTTCACTCAGTATCAAGCAGTCAGTAATTTGAATAAAAAAGTAAACGATTCATCTAAGTTTGCTTACAATTCAAACTACAGTTTCAATTTAACATCTGATTACCTACGTCCTGGTGGTGATCTAGATCGTCTAGATAATGTTATTGATTTTGGTGGAGTTACTATTGGAAACTCTAGTGATGATACCATCAGCTTCACCTAGTCTCGGAAAGACTCTAAAAGTGCCCTGGTCGGGATGGGTTTCACGACCCCTCGGGTTTCCAGTTTTTCCTTAAGAACTGGTGGTGCGGATGGGATCTCTCTCCCGCCTGGTTTCTTACTTCCAGTTAAAGAGTAAGTGGTGGTGCCAAACCCCTTCCGTGTGGTTGGTTCTTGTTTACAACTGAAACAAACAAGTGGCGTGCATGTGTCCAGGGGGTTTGACCACCCCCTTTTTTATGTTTGTTCGTCAGTTTAATAAATACTTCTAGCTTAGTATAACTGTCTTCAGGACTGGAAGTATGTCAAAGATTCTTGCAAACCAAATTGCCAATTTTGGAGACAATTCTCCAATTGAACTCAAAGAAGGTCTTAATATTCCTGCAGGCAAGCCTTTACAAATTGCTGGATCTGTTGGTTCTCCTGGTCAAGTGTTGACTACCACTGGTGGATCCATTTCTTGGACAGCACCATTTAGCGGTAGTTACAGTGATCTAACTAACAAACCAGTTATTCCTGCGGCACAAGTTCAATCTGATTGGAACGCTACAGGTAATGATGTTGCTGCTATTTTAAATAAACCTGTTATTCCAGCGCAACCAAGCATTGTATTAACTGCTGTTGGTAGTTCAACACTTGTTTACAACCAAGCAAACGGTGAGTTTACATTTACTCCACCAGATCTTTCTAGTTATCTAACATCATACTCAGAAACTGACCCTATTTTCTTAGCGTCTCCAGCATATCAGATTAGTAATGAAAATAGAACTGATTGGAGTCTAGCATACTCATGGGGAGACCATAGTCAAGCGGGATATCTTACATCATATACAGAAACTGACCCAGTATTTGCCGCTTCTCCTGCTGGTAGTATTACTCTACAAAATAAAACAAACTGGGACACCGCGTATGGGTGGGGTAATCATGCTACTCAAGGTTATCTAACAGTTTATAATGAAACTGATCCTGTATTTACTGCTTCAGTTGCTGCTGGAATTACTCTTACTAATGTTTCTAATTGGAACACTTCTTATACCTGGGGAGATCATGGACAAGCAGGATACCTAACAGATCTTTCAACTTCGTCTATTGATGGACTTAGTGATGTTACTATTTCTGGTGCTGCTAGTGGACAGTTCCTTCAATATAACGGAACTAATTGGGTAAATATTACTCCTAATTTCTTAACTTCTTATACTGAAACTGATACTCTTGCTAGTGTTACTGCCAGAGGAGCTAGTACAACAACTACAGTTACTTTAACCGATCTTAATGTAAGTGGAAATTTAAATGTTCTTGGAACAACTACTACTAATAACGTTTCAACATTAAATGTAACTAACAACGAAATAGTTCTCAACGAAAATCAAGCATCTGGTGGATTAGATGCTTTCGTTAGAAACGAAAGAGGTACTGATGCTGATGTAAGTATTAAATGGAATGAAACCACTGACAGGTGGCAGTTTACTAACGATGGATCTACTTATTATGATCTTGCTGTTAGTGCAAGTGATCTTACAAATGATGCTGGTTATCTAACGACTTCGAGTTCTATTAATACTCTTGGTGATGTTACAATTAGTTCACCTTCTAATGGTGATGTACTATCATATAATGGTAGTGATTGGGTAAACTCACCAGCAACTATTACTGCTAAAGCTATCATTTCGGATGCTTCTCCCTCCAGTCCATCGCCAGGAGACATGTGGTGGAAGTCTGATGAAGGCACTATGAAAGTGTATTATGATGATGGTAATACATCACAGTGGGTTGATGCTTCTCCTGTGGGTGACCCATTTGAAAATGTATATGCTAGTATAGCATTTTTTCCTGGAGCAAATATTAATGAGGGTGCATTTGCTTACTCTCAAGCAACAGGTGCGATGTACTATTCCAACTCTGTAAGTTGGACCAGTCAAAGAGTCGTCACTACTAATAGTTCAACAACATCTGATTTTTCTACACTACTTGCCAATACACAGTTAACATATTCTATTGATGCGTTAGATTATACAACAGGTGGAACACAAGCATATAATGATGCTAGAAAAATAGTAAGACTTGCTGATTCTCAGGGTGTAACGAGTGATATTATTCTTACAGCGGGTACTGGACTATCAATTATTAAATCCAATAATGAAATTACATTCACAAATACGGTAACTGATACTACCTATGGCATCTCTATTGAACCAGGTGCTGGTTCTAACGCTACATTTAGACTAACTGATAGCGAGGGTGTTCTGGATGATATTACATTTGCTGGTGCTGACGGTCTGACTGTTGAGAATACAGACGCCAATACAATTACATTTAGAGCACCTGATATTACCACTCAGTTATATACTGATGAGAAAGCACAGGATGCTGTCGCTGCGATGTTTGCTAATGGCACACATACAAACATCACATTTACATATGATGATATTAACAATTCTATCAATGCTACGGCACAAGCAGGTGGTGGAGGTGGTGGCGGAACCACTTATGATTTAGTAGGTTCTAATACTAATAGCAATAATGCTATTATCACTTTATTAGATGCTAATAATAATCAAGATAATATTGAAATTACTGGTGGTGGTGGAACTGACGTTTCTTGGGATGGTCCCAACGAAAGAATTACTATTAGTAGCACAGCACCAGTTCAATCTGATTGGGATGCTACATCAGGATTAGCACAGATTCTCAACAAACCATCTATTCCATCCGCATATACATTACCTACTGCTGCAGCAGGAACTTTAGGTGGTATTAAAGTTGGTGCTAATCTAAGCATTGATGGTGATGGTATTCTTAGTGCTAATGCTGGAGGATACACACTACCATTAGCAGACGCAACAACTCTTGGTGGTATTAAAGTAGGATCTGGTTTATCTATTGATGGTAATGGAGTTCTAACTGCTACTGGTGGTTCTAGTGTTCCATCAATTCAAGATCTTTCTGGAACTACATCATCACTTGCTGCTGACCAATCAGGAGAACTAAATATTACAGGTTACAAAGCCTATTCGTTATTTAAAATTACTACTGATGCTGAGGCATGGGTGCGAGTGTATGTAGATGATGCGTCAAGAGATGCTGATACTACACGAAGTGAGGGAGAAGATCCTACTCCAGGTAGCGGTGTTATTTCTGAAGTGAGAACATCTGGAGCAGAATCAATTCTAATATCCCCAGGCATCATGGGATTCAATAACGATAATCCAAGAACGAATAACATTTATCTAACAGTCACTAATAGAAGTGGCGCAGCAACCACAATCACAGTTACCCTAACAGCACTACAGATCGGAGAATAATAAAGATGGCAATTTTAAAGTCAGTCGTTGATGTTAATAACGGCAACACTGGTTGGAGTAAATCTGACGTAATGGATGCGTTAGAGACTGTGTTTGCTAACCTAGGATTTCATGGTGGTAGTAATTTTACGGGTGTTCCTCAAGCATTAATTAATCCAAATAATAATATTGGCATTAATGACCAATGGGCTCGAGCTGGTGGTTCTGGATATTATCAAGGTTATACAACCCATCGTTATGAAGTAACAGCACAGGGAACGACAGCATATAGATGGTTACAAAGATTTAATATTACTAGCTGGACTTATGCTTATAGTGAAACTAATGCAAATTATCCAAGCATGATTAGATATGATAATCATGGATTAAGTACAGGCAGAGAACTTCGCTGGGCTCCTGGAGAAGGTGATGAAGCTAAAAATATTAATGGACTAACTTTAAATACTCTTTATTACGTAATTGTAGTTGATCAAAATTACTTTAGGTTAGCAGCATCTCTTTCAGATGCTAACAATGGTGTGTATATCCAACTACCAAATGGTGGATATAGTAATGGATATTCTGCTAAATCTAGTAATATTTCTTATTTTAAAGATGATGACGTTGCGACATTTGATAATCGTACAATCAATATTGGATCAACCGATATTCTGGAAGTTACTCTAAGTGCTAGTGGCACTGGTAATTTTCATTTTTGTTATGATACAGATGACTATGATGCTAACAAGTACGTTGTAGAAGGATTGCCAGGACAAAGCACTAGTTACTGTCAGGATCCCACAGGAACTGGTGTTGATTCTGGTTCTATAACATGGGATACATTTGGTTATATTCAATCATATGCCGCTCAAACCGTATTGACATTTCATCCAACAGAAAATACAACAAATCCTGGTAGAAAATATATCTATGCTAGTGATACTAATTCTGCGATGAAAGGAGTAATTAATATTTTTCCAAAAGCTACAAACAGAGGGTACAATCCCGTCTTACCATTTTGGGATTATGAAGTTCCTCAAAATGGTGGCAGATCTGCTTTAAAAATTAGAGTGTATAGGCATCAAAACAATAGTAGCAGCTGGAGAGGAAAACTATCTGGAATGGAAATCATGAGTCAGGGTACTGGGTGGAGTGATAATGAAGCATTTACAATTCCTGGAAATCTAATTGGTGGAAGAACACCAGAAGAGGATGTTACTTTTGGAGTAAGAACAGATGGCGACATCAGTATTGGTGATGGCACGCCTGCTCTATCAACAACAACTTTAGGTGCTGGTTCTAATTTCTTCCAAAAAGCAGATGATGGTAGTTGGGCGATTTTAAAAAATGTTAATGATGCTTCTAAAACATATGGAACTACTTATTATTCATTTGGACTCGCTGATGATTCAAATAATGACTTAGTGTTTAATAGTGGAAGTGGATATCAGTGGGCAAATCTCAGAGGCACCAAGAAATCGAATGGTGGTAATGATGCTGGTAGATTTACAGGACAAACTGGACTGGATAAACTGGATGGTATTGGCAATTACAATCACCCAACAACTACTAGTTCTACTAGTTATTGGACAATCCCACAAATTGAATACTGTAGTAATTCTACTCCAACAGCATATCCTTTAGAGATCAGAGTCTATAGAGCACAAGCTCCACAAGATACTAACTTTGCTGTTATTCAATTCTGTCAAACTATTAATAATATTGTTCAACCTTATGGTGCCTTTACAATTTATAAAGGTGCTACATTCGGATCTAATGTTTGGGACTTTGATTATGTTTTTAATGGTTCACTGATGAAATATGACACGGATACAAGATCTATCAAATTAGTTCATACTTCAGCACATCCTACATATGGTTATTATTCAAGTGATCAAGGAACTAACGAAGAACCAGTTAGTCAGAACAGTATTGCTAGAGAAGCTTTCTATGGTTATTTGAGAGATCCTGAAAGTCCAGATGTATACACTTATAGTGAGTATAAGTGTAACATTGAAACAGATTCAAATAATGACCATGACATGTATCTGTACTATAGAAACAATGCTTATGATCAGTACAATGGAAATTCTATAGCATCAGAAGCAAACTACTACAAACCATTTAAAGGTTTACCAATCAACGAAAGAATGGTTCCATGTCCATACTACCTACCAGATGATTTTGTAATGCTACAAGTATCAACAACTCCTGGTCTAACACAATTTAGAACAGGTGATACTGTAACCATTGGTGGTACTGAAACATATGAAATTATTCGTGGTTCATATCAAACACAACAGAATGGTCTTGATGGTGTAGATAATAATTCTACAATTGGTATGTTGTTCTTAGCAAGGATTAGCTGATGGCATTAATAACACTTTCGGAAGCACCTGATGCTCCCATTGATGGTTTTGATGGAACCAAGTTGCAAGCAAATACTGCGACTGGTTTCATCTCAGCTGTTTATTCTTCTCTTGATAGGGTAACTGGTGAAGCAGGTACTCCCCAAAATTTTGACATTAATAATCTAGATTATTCTGGTCCTCTAAACAATCAACCATATCAGAAGCGTCGTCCTTCGCGTGGATTCCTTAGAGGTAGAAGACCATACTTTGGATTACTATTCCCACGAGGGTACTACAACAGATAACTAAATATATCTGAAAGGTAGTATCGTCTAGAAATGGCATTAGATTTTCCTGCATCACCAAATATTAACGACACGTATACATTTGGTGGTGTAACGTGGACTTACGATGGAACAACGTGGAAAGTTCTGGGAAGATTCCAGTTTACTTCTTCGGAAACTGATCCTATCTTTACTAACTCTCCTTCATTTAATATTCTTCAGCAGAATATTAACAACTGGAACCTAGCGCATGGGTGGGGAGATCACGGTTCTGCTGGATACTTAACGAGTTTTACTGAAACTGATCCTGTATTTACTGCTTCTCCTGTTGGTGCTGTTACCACAAATCAAGTTACTAACTGGGACACAGCATATGGATGGGGTGATCATAGTGGTGCTGGATATCTAACATCATACACAGAAACACAAACTCTAGATGCTGTTCTAGCACTTGGATCTACTACTGCTAGAGATATTACTACTACTGGCAAACTATATTACTCCAATAACTTTGCTGATCTAACAGCACTTAATGCGGTTAGTGCTTCTACTTATCATGGTATGTTCGCTCACGTTCATGCTGAGGGACATGGATACTTTGGACATGCTGGTGGTTGGACACAACTTCTAGATACTGGTTCTTCTATTGGTGAATTAGCAGATGTAGATTTAACCACATCACCATCCGCAAATGATGTTTTAGCATGGGATGGTTCTAACTGGGTTCCTTCTGCTAGTGCTGGTGGAGGCGGTGGTGCGAACGTAACCATCTCAGACACTGCTCCTGGTTCTGCTAATGCTGGTGATCTTTGGTGGGAATCTGACAAGGGACGCCTGAAGATTTATTATAATGATACTGATAGCACGCAGTGGGTTGATGCGTCTCCTCCACTCTCTTCATCTCTATCCTCTAACGCACCCACCACTGCTAGTTCTAATGGAACCGCTGGTGATATTAGATATGATGCTGACTATGTTTATATCTGCATCGCTACTAATACATGGAAGAGAGCAGCACTTGCGACTTGGTGATTCTAAATACTACGGAAGGAGCATCTTAAGAAATGGCAATTAATTTTCCCTCAACAGCAGGGCAGGCAACTGATGGAACATTCACTTATGTGGTAGCAGGTATCACCTATTCGTGGAATGGTGAGAGTTGGACTGCTGCTGGTGGTGGTGCTACTGCTACTGACAGAACTGTCTTTAGTGCTACCAACGCTGCTGCTTCTGGTGGTGGTTCACTAGCATATAATCCAAATGATGGTGTCTTTACACTCACACCTCCAGATCTTTCGTCTTATTTAACATCCACAGGAAATCTTAATACACATATTGATGTTAACCATGGAGTTCCTAGTGATGGTGATGTTCTTGCCTGGAACCAAGCAAATTTAAAGTGGGAAAACACTGCAGCAGGATCTGGTGGTGGATTAGATGCTGATACTTTAGATGGACAGGAAGGATCTTACTATCGTAATGCTACTAATATTAATGCTGGAACTTTAGGCACTGCTAGATTGAGTGGTACGTATCCAATTTCTATCAGTGGATCTGCCGCATCCATTCCAACACTTGGAGATGCTGGTAATGTTGTTGTTTCTCCTTTGGATGGACAAATTTTAAAATACGATGGAACTAACTGGGTAAATGCTAACTCTGCTAGTAGAAGACTAGTTACAACATATACAGCAGTTGGTATTCAACCAGATATTGCTACAGATATTTCTATTAGTACACCAAAAACATATGCTCTTTTAAAAATTGAAGTATCACATGCTTGCTGGTTGACTTTGTATTCGGATACCGTTAGCAGAACTGCTGACTCGACAAGATTAGAAACCACAGATCCTACTCCTGGTTCTGGAGTTCTTTCTGAATTGATTACTACTAGTGCTGCATCTCAAGCAATCACACCAGGAACAATCGCATTTAACGCTAGTGGTAGTGCCATTACATATGCTAAGATAGTTAATAAAAGTGGTTCTCAAGTAAACTTACAAGTCCAATTAACATTTGTTCCATTAGAGGATTGATATGTTAGATAAAGAATACGTTGTAACTCTCCATAAGTATGAAGATTTGGAGCAGTTTTATTCTGAAATGGAATCAAACAACTATGTTCTAGTAATGAAGCGTCCTATTAGTAGGAATACTCATTACATGATGAATGTTGTACAGGCAGATGAATTGAAACTGGATCCCAGAGTTATTGATGTATCACTAGCTAGTGATGTAGGACAGATACGTACACATGTAGTGAATAATGAACCCTATGTAGTGTCGGGAGAAGTTTTTAAAAATTCTGTTGTGCCTACAACTTTCAGTCACTTGTGGCATCAATGGGGACATGTTCATTGTGCTGGAGATCAAACACAAAGAAGAAAAACTCAATGGGGAGGATCTACTGGCACTGAAGTTGTAACAGATACTGTAGAAATTTATAGTAACGGTAAACATGTTGATGTGGTTATTGTTGATGATCCTATGTCATTTGATAGTGGAGAGTGGTATAGTCAACAAACCAATCAATCAAGATTTATTCCATATCAATGGTTTAATGACTTGAATGCTGTTGTTAATGGTGGTATTAGTATGCCAACTGGAGTTATTAATTACGGAGATAATGCTTCAACATCTCAGTACCATGGAAATCATGTTGGTGGAACTGTTGCTGGTCAATTTTATGGATGGGCAAGAGAAGCAAACATTTATAATTTAGCTGTCACTGATCCATGGCCATCTGGACAGCAAACTCCTCCACTATTAATTTTTGATTATCTTAGAGCATTTCATAGAGTTAAACCAGTAAATCCAGAAACAGGATTTAAAAATCCTACAGTCACTAATCATAGTTATGGTGGCGCAAGAACATTCAGTACACCATCTGAAACTATAGAATTTACTGATGTAACTCAAGTGCTTTATCGTGGAGTTTATTACGATCCTAGTAATCCTGGACCATCTGGATGGAGTGAAGCAGGTCTCATAGCAGACTTTGGATTGAGATTTGGATTGGAAGATTATCCATCTTATAGCGCCTCAGTTCAAGCAGATGTTGAGGACGCCATTAAAGAAGGTATTGTTATTGTCGGGTCTGCTGGTAATGATAATTTATTAGTAGCAGAACCAAATGATATTGATTGGAATAATACAGTAATAGGGAATGGAATTCCATCAAATCTTTATTATAATAGAGGTGCTTGGCCAAACAGTCCTGATAGTGGTGGCATTTCTGTTGGAGCACTACAGGATGATGAAAACTTTAAGAGATCTACATATTCAAACTTCGGTCCTGGTGTAGATGTTTTTGCTCCTGGAGACTTGATTCTTTCTGCTTATGGTAATACAGGATTTAACGATCCAAAGTATGCTCAAGGATCTGCTAATTTCTATGCGGCAATTAGTGGTACTTCAATGGCATCACCTCAAGTAGCAGGTATTATTGCGTGTCAAGCAACAGCAAAACAAAGATATTCTAATCAAGATGCAGTAACTTATATACGTAATACAAGTCTCGTGGGAGACATGACTTTTGATATTGCTGGTGGAGGATTTGATGATCCAACATGTAGAAAAGGTAGTCCAAATTCTTACGTTAGGATGGTCAACCCAAGACCAACAACGGGATATATTTTTCCTCAACTAAAAGAAAGGTCTCTTACTGGAGTGCCGTATGGTACTCTAGCAACTGCCACTGGAACATCATATCTAACATACCCAAGAGTTTCTACATTTAATAGACCTTCTCCTGGACCTACTGGTCCAACAGTAACAACTTATATCTTTACTGTTGGTAACAGTGGAGCATCACATTACACATTTACTGGAACTGATTCTACTACATCACATAGTAATGCATTAGATCCTACAATTACATGTAGTGTTGGAGATGTATTGGAGTTTAACGTGGGTGCTTCTGGTCATCCTTTCTGGATTAAAACTTCTGCTACAACAGGAACTGGAAATGCTGTTGCTGGTGTAATTAATAATGGACAAACAAATGCGACTATCACATGGGATACCAATGGGGTAACACCAGGAACTTACTATTACATTTGTCAATTCCACGGAGGAATGGTGGGACAGATCGTTATTTCCTGAGACATAAATAAACCAGAGCAGTAATATCCATTGGAAGTTAAATGGCTGATCGTTTTCCTTTAATCGTAAATGCAGTTTCTCAAAAAATTGAGGAACTGATCTCTGGTGATAATTTAGAACTAACTGGTAATGGAATTATTATCAACGGGGACTTGGGTTCTGGGAAGTATTTAAAGAGTAACGGAACTACTGTTCTTTGGGATAGTCCTGGAGATGTATATTTAAATCAATCTCAAACGATAACAAACAAGACAATCGAGTCTTCGTTTATCTCTGGAACTACAAATACGTTCACCAATATTCCAAACAGTGCTTTAAACAATAACGGAATTACTATTAATGGTAATCTAATTCCTTTAGGTGGTACTGCGACAACTCCAAATGACAACACAACATATTCTATCTCAGCAGTAGATGGAGTTGCTAATCAAAAAATTATTAGACTTACTGACAGTGGATCAGTAGTAGATGATGTATCAATTGCTGTTGCGTCATACACAGGAACTTTACCTAACGATCACAAGGTAGCGAATATTTATATTGATCGATCAGGAGATCAGATTACTCTGTCTGCTTCAGCAGAAGATAAAGATACTATTACTAGACTTGCTGCTTCTGGTGGTATTTTACAGTCGGGAGATATTACTTTTGCTGCTGGTGCTTTTACTACTGTCCAGCAATCTGGAGCAACAATTACTATTAGTGGTGAGAATGATAATACAGTTACTAGAATAACAGAAAGTGTTAGTGGTGGTGGAGCATTAGTAAGTGGTGATGTATTCTTTACTTCTGGTAGTACAAATTTAACTATTGCTCAAACTGGTAGTACATTTGAGTTTGATTCTGTAGATACTATTTCTAGACTTAGGGCTACTGGAACAAATGGTGGATCATATTTTTCTGGTGATTTTGATTTAATTCCTGGAACTAATGTTGATTTAGTTCAGTCGAACAATACAGTAACAATTAACTCATCGTTTACAAATACGATTACTTCTTTAAAAGAAGACGCCTCGGGTTCATTCCAAACTGGTAACGTTGTCTTACTTGGTGGTGGAGCTACAACAATTACTCAAGGAACAAATTCAAACGGAGATACTACGTTTACTTTTAGTTCTATTAACAGTGATACTGGTGCTTCACTGAATGCTAGTGGTGGTTTAATTTTACAAGGAACTGATTTTAGATTAAAAAACTATAGTAACTTAAATGATTCCACTGTAATGAAGTGGGATAATTCTAATGATCAATTAACAGATAGTATCATCACTGATGATGGATCAACTGTTACTGTGGGTGGTGACCTTATTGTTACTGGTACTACATCAACAATTGAATCTCAGACTGTTGTCATTGCTGACGCTCAAATTGAATTAAGAAAAGGTAGTAGTCTTTCTGGAACAGATGCTGGATTACAAATTAACAGAACAACAGATGCAGCGGGAACAGTAACGTCATTTAATTCTCTCTTGTGGACAGAGAATGGTCAGTATTGGAGAACTTATGATGGATCTGTTTCGCATAGATTAGTAACAGAAAACGAATCACAAACTCTCACTAACAAAACTCTAACCAGTCCTACATTAACAGATCCATTACTTGGAGCAGCAACAGCTTCAACTTTAAATGGTTTAATTGTTTCTCAAACAGTTAACGCAACGTTATCAATTGCTGCCAACAAAACTTTTACTTGTAGTAATACATTAACGCTTACTGGAACCGACACAGCATCTGTTAATTTTAATCAGGGTGGAACAGTAGCATATAGATCTGATAATTTATCTGTATTTGGTAATACAACCTCGTCACAACTTAGAGGTATGATTACTGATGAAACTGGTGCTGGATCTTTGGTCTTTAATACAAGTCCATCGATTACATCTAGTATAGTTACTAGTTCAAATAGTTTTGATGTATTCAATACAACAGCTACTACTATCAATGCTTTTGGTGCTGCTACAAATGTAAACATTGGAGCTTCTACAGGCACTACAACATTCTCAGGTAATGTAGCAGTCGATGGTAATACAACTTTAGGTAACCAAAATGGTGATACTATTACTGTCAATGGTGTTCTGAACTCTGAAAATAATGACATTACTGTAAGAGGAACTTCTTTAAACCCAATGAGAATTGGTAGAGGTAATAATGCTATTGCTTCTAACACGGCAATGGGTTACAATGCTCTCAACTCAAACACCACAGGATCTCAGAACACTGGTGTTGGATTTGAAGCACTAACTACAGTTAATGCTGGATTTGGTAACAGTGCTTTCGGACATAAGGCATTGAATGTTGTTGGTATTGGCGACTACAATACATCAGTCGGTAGAGATTCAACACTGAACTTGACTAGTGGTAACAACAATACTGCGATGGGTGTTGGTTCTCTGTCAGAAAATACCAGTGGAAATAACAACGTTTGTATTGGATACTTTGCTGGATTTAACTGTCTTGGTAGTGGTAACGTTATCATCGGCGCAGCACCAGCGGAGTCGAGTGCTGATGCAACATATCAACCACCATCTATCACAGGTGACAAGCAATTAGTTATTGGATCTGGTGATGGTTTGTGGGTTAGAGGTGATAGTAACTTCGATGTAACTATTCCTAAGAACTTTAACGTAGGTCAGAACCTAACAGTTTCAGGTAACCTTGTAATTAATGGCACAACAACTAGCATTAATTCAAATACAATTGAGGTAGATGATAAGACTTTAACGCTAGCAGCTGTAGCGACAATTCCTTCTGTTACTGGTACGGTAACTAATAACAACCTGACTATTACAGGTGTTACTCCAATGACTGGAATCATTGAGGGTATGTCAGTTGTTTCAAATACAGTTGGTATTGTTATCTCTGGAACGATTGCATCTATTAGTGGTAATTCTATTACTATGGTTAATGGTAGTACCGTAACTGGTACTGGTGCTGCTGATATGACCATTACTGGTCCTTCTGATACTTCAGCTGATGGTGGTGGATTGATTGTTAAAGGTGCGAGTGACAAGCAGATTACATGGACAGATGCTACTGATGCTTGGACTCTTACTGAGCACCTTGATATTCCATCGGCAAAAGAATATAGAGTTGGTAATGTTCTGGTTGCTAAGAATGGAGAGATCGGACCTACTAGTGGAACCTGGAAACTAAACGCAGGTGTTACCTCAGCAGACGCTAGTATCTTCAATTTTAATGGAACTGGAGCACTCAAAGTTCCAGTTGGTAATGATGCTGCTAGACCATCTAGTGGTAACGAAGCTCTAGGTCAAATTAGATTTAGCACTCAGGGTAATGCTAATATCTTTGAGGGTTATAACGGAAGTGCTTGGGCAAAGATTGGTGGATCAGCAACAGTATCGAGTGGAGCACCAGGAACTCAAAGTCAAGGAGACCTTTGGTATGATACCGATGATGGACGTTTGTTTATCTACTACGAGTATCAAGATGCTGGTAATAATACTGTAAGTCAATGGGTTGATGCCTCACCAAACGGAACACCAACTGATCTAGATGTTGAAGGCACAGGAACATTTGGTGGTGATCTTAAAATTGGTGGAAACGCAAATAGTGGAAATGAATCAGGTGTTAAGATTAGAACTGGTGGTTTTTTGAATGTAAGTAGAAATTCTGGTTCTTTATGGAATGGATATACTACAGGAAACAGTACACAAACTTCTAGGATATTCGCCAATGGTAACGCTCAGTTTAATGAAATTTTACCAGGAGCTGATGCTACTCATGATTTAGGTTCAGCAACTAAGCGTTGGGCGAACATCTACTCTGCTGACCTTCAGCTATCTAACGAAGGTGCTGCTAACGAAGTAGATGGAACCTGGGGTCAATACACAATTCAGGAGGGTGAAGAAGACCTCTTCCTAATAAATAGAAGGAGCGGTAAGAAGTATAAGTTCATGCTTCAGGAGGTAAACTAATGACATTACATGTCGGCGGCACAAAGTTGTTAGGTGCCCTTGCTAGTGATCCAACTAGCAACAATACTGAAGGAGATCAATACTTCAATACTGTAGAGAATGCTTACAAAGTATATAATGGCACTGAGTGGGTAGCGATCTTTACTGATTATGTTCCATCAGGTTCCACCACACTGGGTTGATAAATGGCAAACGAATGTTTAAAGAGAACTCCTACCAGCATTGGTAATCGTAAGAAATGGACTTGGGCAGGTTGGATAAAGATTAACAAAGATTTTGGAAGTAGTCAATACAACACTGTGTGGAGTGTTGCTGCTGGAACAAATGCAGACAATAGTGATAGATTTCACTTATATCACTACGCTGATGGTAGATGGGGAACTACAGGAACTACTAGTATGTCTGCTATTTTTACTGGACCTGGAGGTAGTGCTGCACATTCTAGAGATCCTGGTTCTTGGATGCATATATGTTTATCAGTAGATACAACTATTTCTAGTTTAACTCCAGATAAAATTCAAAGATTTTGGATTAATGGTGTGGAATACATTTATGATGATTTTGGTAACATTAGTCAGAATGCAGACTTAGCAATCAATGGACCATATGAACATATCATAGGAAGAAGAGATGATAGTTCATTAAGATCAACTGATGGACAAATGTTTGATCTGTATCTTGTAGACGGTCAAGCACTCACACCAGATGTGTTTGGTTTCTATAAAGATGGAGACGGTTATATGTCTTCTGGAACTGAAAAAGCAACTGATTTTAGACCAGGACAATGGAGTCCTAGATTACCAAAGTCAATCAAGCATACGATCAATCGTAGTGGTGGATTTGGTGTCAATGGATTCTATCTGCCTATGAATGATAGTTCCAATCCTGGTGCTGACTTCCACTGTGATCCTAATAGTATTATCAAACTAAAAGGAGAGGACTTACCACAACCACGTAATGGAGTTCCT